GTTCAGATTTGGCTAAAGCCCTTCTAACTGGTGCTGATGGTGCTCAGGAGTTGAAGAAGAAAGTTGAAATTGCTGGCATTAAGGCTTCTGCTTCAGAGTTTGGTTTACAGAATCAAGCATCTGCTGAGGAACTTTACAAGATGGGTGTTAATCGTGCTGATGCACGTAAGGGTTATGCCCAGACTCAGCAAGAAATTTCTGGTCTTCAGGCAGCACAGGAACAGTTTGGTAAAACTTCTGATATTGCTGCTGAACTTGAGAAAGTTAATGTCACCGGAGGTACTTCTAGTGAAGTTAAACGTCTTAAATCTCAGGCTCGTGGACAGTTCCAGGGTAGTACTGGTGTCCGTGCGACTTCTTTAGTAAATTCTAAAACAGGTCAAATATAAATCTCAGGTAGGATTCACCGCCCCCTACCTTGTATAAGAGCGGTAGTAGAAACCAACCAATCGTCCCCCTGATTGGAGTGCGGTCTACGTCTCACACAAAATAGAAAGGGGAGAGTTGCGATATGAGCAACAACACACTAGAATGGAATGACGACTTTGAGGATGATTTCTTAGAGGACGATTTTGACGAGCAGCCTGCGCCTCGGCGTTCAACAGGTGATGACGTTGTTAAGAAACTGCGTCGTTCGGACCGTGCTAAAGAAAAACTCATCAAGGAGTTGCAATCAGAACTTGGTTCTTTGCGCAAGACCCAACGTGATTATTCTGTCAAGTCCACACTAGAAAGCAAAGGCATCAATCCTAAGATTGCAGCATTTATTCCACAAGATATGGATGTTAATAGTTCAGATTTTGAGAATTGGCTAAATGAATATGGTGATGTCTTTGGAGTAACACAGACTGATGAGTCACCTCAATCGGGAATTAATCCGAATGATTTGGCAACATTGCGTCAGATGGATATTGTTACTGCTGGTACTTCGTCTCCAGACCGGGAAGAAGATTTAATGCTTCGTCTCAATCAGGCGGAGAGCGCTGATGATATCTTAAATATGATATACGGCGCTTAATCGCAAATCAAACCAACTATTAAGGAAATTTAAATGGCTAACGCTTATGTGTCCACAGACACAGCATCCCTTGGTGGTACAGCAGGTTCTGCTGGTCTCGTTCAGAAGGCGTATGACCGCCTTGTAGAGTTTGCTCTTCGTACTCAGCCACTGATTCGTTCAGTTGCTGATAAGCGTCCTACAAACCTAACGAACCCAGGTTCTACTGTTAACTTCCAAATCTACAAAGACCTTGCTCGCACAACTGGTACTCTTCAGGAAACTGTTGACCCAGATGCAGTAGGTCTATCAACCCCAACTAACGTTCCTGTAACATTGAACGAGTACGGTAACGCAGTTCTTGTAACTCGCGCACTTAACTTGTTCTCACTTGCAGACGTTGACCCTGCTGTCGCTAACATCATTGCATACAACATGGCTGACTCTATTGACGAATTGGCTCAGACTGCACTTGATGGTGGAACCAACGTAATTTACGGTGGGACCCAGACTTCACAGGCTGCAATTACTGGTAGTGACATTGTTACTGCTGCTAACATCCGTAAGGCTGTTGCCAAGTTGCGTTCTGCTAACGCTGTTGCCCGTAAGGGTAGCATGTACTGGTGTGGTATTCACCCAGAAGTTTCTCACGACCTTCGTAAAGAAACTGGCGCTGGCGCTTGGCGTACCCCTCACGAGTATGCAACTAACGATGCTATTTGGGCTGGCGAAATTGGTGCTTTTGAAGGTGCTTACTTCGTTGAAACTCCTCGCCTAAAGGTTACTGGTTCAGGTGCAACAATCGGTTCTGCTAAGACAATCACTGCTGTAACTATTTCTGGTCAGGTTGCTACTGTAACTGCGACTTCACATGGTTTCTCTGCTGGTGATATTGTTCTTCTTGCAGGTACAAGTGGTGGTAGTTCTACTCTTAACGCACTACAGACTATCACAACTGTTGCTACCGATTCGTTCACGTTCACCACTGGTGTTACTGGAACAATCACAGTATCTTCAGGTACTGCAACAAAGAAGACCAAGGTCTACCGTACGTTCATCGCTGGTCAGCAGGCTCTTGCTGAGGCTGTTGCTGAAGAACCACACGTAGTTATTGGTCCAGTTGTTGATAAGTTGATGCGTCACCGCCCAATGGGTTGGTACGGTGTACTTGGTTTCTCACGTTTCCGTGAAGAGGCTTTGTACCGTCTTGAGACTGGTTCATCAATCGCTTAATCTCAGTGATTAATCTTATCCCCAGGATTTAGGTCCTGGGGGTAGGGTTAGTTTCTGAAAGGAAATCTAATGTATAAATTTTCAACACCATATATTGAAGAAGGACCGGCAGGTCATGGTCGTCTTTTTAGTCGTTTTCGTTTACGCAAAGGCGTTAGTGTATTTAAGTATGCTGGCGAGTTTTATGAAATGCGCTATCCAACTAATGACGATATAGCATCTGCTGATGTATTCTACATGGGTGGACATGATTACATTATTGAAGATGATGCTGCAGCGGAACTTGCAGCGGCTGGTTATGAAGTGACGGCTTTGTAATGAATTTAGAAAACATCGCATCGGTTATTGGAATTATTTCAACATCTATTACTATAATTATTTTATTAGGAAAATGGTTGGTAGTTTTGCCTTTGAAAAACTTTATTGAAGAGCAGACTCATTCCATCCAACCTAATGCTAACGGTGGCAAATCTTTGGCTGATGTTGCCAGAACAACTATCGAAATTAAGACAGCACTTGAGGGTTTGACCCATATAGTGGACAAAATTGAGGACCGTTTGGATACTCATATTGAGCAACATGTTAAGGGTGACGCATAGTGGAAACTGGTAGTTACAATATTACTGCCCGTCAGGGTTCAACCTTCAATTTAAGTTTTACTATAGATACTGATGGGACTTTCTGGAATCTTTCTGGATACACTGCTGCAATGCAGGTTAGGAAGTCCACAGCGGCAACTACAGCCATTTTAAGCCTAACTAGTGGCTCAGGTATCACTTTGGGTACTACAAACGGCTCTGTTGCTGTGACAGCATCCTCAGCCACTATGTCAAGTTTGCCTGCTGGCACATGGGTTTATGACCTAGAACTCATTAATGGTGAAGAAACCTACGCCATCCTTGAAGGAAAATTTATTGTTAAACCGGAAGTGACACGATAATGGCTACCAATATAACTATTGATGAATCTGTAACAACAGTAAATATTAGTGGTATTACTGAAACCACACCGTCATCCACAATTATTACACTATCTAATGACCAAGGTTTGCAAGGCAATCCTGGTATTATTGAACAGGCTACACAACCAGACAGCACAAATGTTCTATGGCTTGATACTTCTGAAGATGGAGTGTTGCCTTACACCATTGTCAATGTTAAATCTTATGGTGCTCTAGGTGATGGTGTTACTGATGACACGGTTGCTATTCAGACTGCTCTTGATGATGCTGCTGAAGGTCAAACAGTATTCTTACCTCATGGTCAGTACCGTATTTCTGCACCACTTGTGTTGCCTATTAATGTTGGTCTTGAGGGTGAACATTCCACTCCTTGGGATTATAGCACTAATGAATCTTCAGCACCAACTAGTTTAAAGTTGCTTCCAACTTTTTCTGGTAGTGCTGCTATTATGCTTAAAGATGAAGACACTCTTGGTGGTGGTGCGGAACAGCAAGGTGGACAAACAATCAAAAATTTGTCCCTTGATGGAAACCGTTATGGACATGACATTAAACCAACTGATGGAGTTAATACTTCAACAGATACTGTTCCTGATGCTGTTGAAGATACTGTTAAAATTAAATCAATTTCTGCTACAGTGATAAGCACTTATGTTGCAAAGTTAACTTTAACTGCAGATAATAATTTTGCTGCTGGAGACATTGTAACTCTTTATGGTATTCAACCAATTGGATATAATAATACTTATACTGTAGAAGCAACTGATTTAAGCAGTACACAATTTTCTGTTCTTGCTAGGAACTATGGAACAACAGTTTCTGTAGATAATGATGGTCGCACAAGTAATGTAACTTTTACTGGTTCAAACCCTAACAGTTATCAGATTCAAACAACAACTAGTTTTGTTGGTACAGTTAACCTTGGTGATAAGATTTCTGGAACAGGAATTCCTGATGGCGCAACCATAACCTTAATGGACACTATTAACAATCTTTTAAATATTAGTCCCACAACCTTAGGTACTGTAAGTGGAACTGTTACAGTAACACCAGTGCCAACTTGGGCTGTAGCAAAACGAAATGCTATTCATGGAATTTATGCTCGTGGCAATTTAGAATCTGTTCGTTTAGAAAATGTAACAGTTTCATGGTTTACTGGTGATGGTGTTAGAATTGAACCATACTGGTCATCTAATACAAAAATTAATTTTTGTCTTGGTTGGCGTTTTTTCCAAGTAATGTGTCATGGAAATAAAGGCAATGGATTTTCTATAATTACATTAACTGATTCAACCTTTACTGACTGTCTTGCTGGAGCAAATAGAATTGATGGATTCTATTTATCTAGTCCTGCTAATGGTATTTATAATGGATGTAGGTCAGAGTTTAACTTTGGCTCTGGTATGCAAATTACTGGAGCACTTGGTGCACCTTGTACAATTATAGGATTTTCTACTGACGGTAACTATTCGCATGGTCTTTATTTAAATTCAATTTCAGATACTCGTCCATTAAATATTACTGGAACTAATCTTGGTAGAGATGGTCTCAATGTAAACAATACTGACCCTAAAGCAGGGTTACGTATTAAGCGTGGGGCAGCACCTATAAACATTTCTGGCATTGTTGCTAGTGTAGATTATTCTACAGATTCTGGAGTTAACTCTCACAATGCTTCACCTGCCTACGGTTTGCGAGTTTCTGGAACAACAACAAATCTTGTTCATGTTAATAGTTCTATTCTTGTCGGTTCAACTAATGGTTATACAAATGATAATTCAAGCAATTTAGTTAACTTTGGTTCAGCAGTTAAACTTGCTTCAACTGGTGGAGTTGAATCAATCACCCCAGGAACATATAGTAATGCTTCAGTTGCTGAAGGTTTAGATGTTGAACTTTCTAGTGTTTATGACCAGGCTTTTGCTGCTGGTGCACCAAATACTTGGGCAGGAATAATAATTGATGGTACTGGTAAAATTCAATGGGGTTCAGGCTCGGCAACATGGGATACCAACCTATATCGTTTCTATGCTGGTGGTTTGAAAACAGATGGTGATTTAACTGTTGCTAACGCTTTATATCCTAGAACTGTTGTAGCATCTGGATATTCTCCTATCGCAAAAACTGCAAGTTTTGCCCCACAAGTTTTTGAAACTAACTTTGTTGTTACAGGAACAGCATCAGTAACAGTTACATTGCCTACTGCCACTGCAGGTAGAACTATTAATATTCTTAACAAGGCAGCATTCACTATTGTGTCTGCTTCTTCTAACGTTTATCCGAGAACTTCAGGAACATTAGGTACTGCAATTTGTCCTGCAACTGTAGGGTCTTGGGCTACGCTTGTTGCTGATGGAACTAACTGGCAGATTATGGCAGGTGCATAATGAGTGTATTGAAATATTGGAATGGTTTAAGATGGGTTGAAGCCATCGTTGGTGCTAAAGGTGATACTGGTGCTACTGGTGCAACTGGTGCTGCTGGTAACACTGGTGCTCAAGGTATCCAGGGTATTCAGGGCGTAAAAGGTGATACTGGTGCAAGAGGTAGGGGTTACGATTTAACAAGTAACACTAGCCGTACCGTAAATGTTGGTTCAACTGTAATTTTTACAACTTTTGATAAAGACGG